GTTTCATTGCATCTAGCATCTATTTCTCCTATATTTTAAGATCTTTAATGAGTTGCATAATCCCACTCTCTAAATATCTTTGTGCTGTGATACTTTCTCTAGCATCAGCCGCCATTTCAATCAACTTATGTCCACTTTTCATATTCAACAACCCTTCGTAAATTGCTGTCGGATATGCACCGGGGGCACTTGGTTGAGCTACTACATCAACTGTTACTATTTCAAAATCACTTACATGTCCGTTGCTTTCGTTAACGTTTCCGCTACCTCTGCTTGAGACACCTAATTTTACGCCACTACCTAACATAGTTTCTACTAACTTACCCATAGGCGTTGGCAAAATCTTTAACTTTCCATAACCGTTTGTGCCTTCCATCCACACTTCTGTGATGATGTGACTTACGCGGTCTAAATTAATCTTTAAATCATCCGGATGATCTAATTCTCCTAATACTGAGTACCCACCATTAATCTGTTCATGTAGTTGTTTAACTGCATTTGTGATTTCATTAACTGGGTAAACTCTTTGATTAGCATTTTTTACATCACCTTGGATGCAAAGACCTTTCATAAAAAGATCTTTGTTGTTATCACCGCCATGTTCTAGAACAATATTTGCGGCATCAAACGATAAGTTTTCTTGCAAAAAAGACATATCAAGAACTTAAACTTTAGTTAGTTCTGCACCACCTTCCGGGCCATCAACATCCATGTCTTTTGCTTTTGGTGCTGTACGACCTTTTTCAGTAGAAGTACTAGTACTTACTGGTTTAGCATCAGTTTTTGCTTTTTTACCTGCATCATCTGCATTGGCACTTTTAGTATTAACTGAAGCTTCTTCTGCACTTACTGGCTTAGGTGCCGCTACTAACTCTGCGCTCTCGTCTAAATCTTCTTTAGCATCTTCTTCAGATACTTCTTCATCTTCATCAACTTCATCTTTAGACTCATACATGCCTTCTTCCATTTCTGGTTCTAATCCCATTTCATCTGTTGGCATTTCTTCGCCGCCAATCAAATCATCGAACTCAGCCATTAGTTCATCTAACTTGTCTTCTAAGTCAACTACACGATCTTCTAGCTCTTCATGATCACCTTCATGCTCATCTTCTTCGCCATCGCCGTCATAATCCATAAACTCATCTTCATCATCAATGCTAATGTCCATACCTTCTTCGTCAGCTTCAACGTCGTTAATTAATTCATCAACTGGATCACCACCTTCTAGATCCATTAGATCTTCATATATTTGTCGACTTTTGTCAACTACAATCTCATGAAATAAATCAGATGCTTTAGCATCCTCATCATTAATAACGTATTCAATTAACTTTTCAAATTTGTTCATCTTTAGTAACTCCAAGGTTAAATTAGTATATGTGCGTATTTACATCTTTTAATCAAAAGACTACACATTAAATGTCTTTTTTGGTACTTTTCGGTAAAATTTAGAAGATTTTAAGAAAAATCACTAAAATGGTGGCGCAACTTCTTCAGTCGGCGAAGCATATTGTGCTTGTATTTTGTTTATCTTTTCTTTGTATTCAACGCCACGAATATCATTCATCTGGCGTAACTTACTAATTTGTTTTAATGTAAGTCTTGTCTTTCTTAGGTCGTCTGTAGTTAGTTGTGTATTGTCATCTTCTAGAGACTGGTACCCAGGAACAGCTGGTTGAAATATTTCGTTTAATATCATAATATTATTTATTAAGAAAAATTAAATTACTCTGTTGGGAATGGTGCAGGGGCAGATCCGATCTCAGCAGGGGCATTTCCTTCTACGCCTATATCTCCTATATCTTCCATATCTCCTTGATCTTCAATTTCTCCCATGTTATCTAAATCACCTTCAAAATCACCTGGCATAATACCTACACCACGTAAATCTGAACCTTTGCTACTAACTGCTTGTAATTTAGCATTCTCCTCTTCCCACAGTGTTTCATTTTCTAGTAGTTCTTCTTCTGATAAACCTAAATAACGCTTTAATAAGAAACGCTTACTTAAAAACGGAAATGCTTCTAAACTTCCAAACGAACTAATCCTAGTAGCATCTAATTCACTTTGTCTATAACTAGCAAAATTCTGTGGTTCATTAAACTTAATGTCAAATAGACTTCCGTCAATGTTAAAACCACGCCATGCTAAAAATAACTTAAACTCGTTGTTTAGTACTTTTGATAACGTTGCTTGTAAACGCATACAGTACTGGTTAAACCTATATTCTTCAATAAGTGCAGTACCTAACCTACCATCTGTTAACGGTGCAGAACTGTCGTCTGGGCCACTAGGTAAGTAACTACCAGGAACACGTAGACCACGTGCCAATTTATTGTTAAAGTATCGTAAATCATCAATTTGTCCTAAGTTTTCGCCGCCGGGTAACGTATCTACTTTGCTACCACGTCCTTCAGCAGTTTGTGGAAAGAAGTAATCTTCATTAGTTGATAATGGATTATAAGTAGCATCAACCATATTTTCACCACCGCCATTTTGTGTAGGTATTCTACGCTGATGTATTTCGTTTTTAACACGCTCTACAAAACTCATAGCTAAATGCGATGGCATATTACCTACATCAATATAAAACACACGTCTTTCTGGTGCACGTTGTACACGATATATTAAAACAGCATCTTCTAATAATTCTTTTTGTTTATACGTCTTGAATATGTTTTCAAGAATACTAGTACCAAATGGCCATTGTTGATCTAACCCTTGTGTTAAACTTAAATGTACAATATGCTTCGCTTCGATTGCTGTCTCTTTTAAAGAATGGCTAAATCGTCCGTTGCTACCAGCACCGCTACCACCATACTGCTGTGGAGATCCGTAGTTACTACCACCGCCACCTCTTGGTGGGTTAGTAGCAAAGTCATCTGTTGTTTTAGGTGCTACTGATAAGTTCTCAAAGTTAGGGTTAATATCTAATATAACATATTGCTCTGGTTGCTTACCTTCACTTTCGTTAACAATAACACGTATTACTTTCTCAGTCTCAACCCACATTAACTTAAACGTTTCGGGATCTCTAATAAACACCTGGTCACCGTACTTAATACTATTACGAAACATTTTAAATGCTCTTTCATCTAACTCGTTAAGCTTAACCCATTGTAACAACTGTTCTTTAAGAATACTAACTTCGTTATCTGTTGGCTTATCGTTGAACGTAAGATTAAAAGGCAGGTTTGTTTGTTCGTTTGATTGTGTACTAAATTCAGCAAGAATATCTAAGCAAGCATTAACTTCACTATCCATATCCATTGCTTCATACTGGCTGTAACGTTCTACACGGTTAGGATGTCCTGAATATACTTCTTGCAAGTTACTCTGGTAGTTCCTAAACGCGAAGTTTCCCCCATTGTGGCCTTTGCCTGCACCACTAATAGGGCTTAAATTACCGGTATTGTCTGCTACTTTAAAGTACTTTTTCCAACTCAAGATCTATCTCCTATTCTTTTTCTACTACTAATCGGCCTTTATCGTACAAATCACGTGCTTTAAGTAAATGAGAATGGTCATAGTACGCGGCTTCGCCGTGCAATTCACCATCTTTGTAATGTTTAATAATTAACGGAAAACCGTCCATATCATACATTACCCACTTACCATTCCTCGAACCATTCTTAAACTCAACATGCTCTTCTAAATGGTGCGCAATACTGTACCAAACTTGCGTGCCTTCACGTTTATCATCTTTGTATAAAGTAATACGTTTAACACTACCATCTAAACGGAATGTAACTTTTGGCCCGTTTTTTACACCATCTATTGTACATGCACTCGACTTAACCTCTCCTGTCGGATAGTATATCGCTTTTATTTCACAAGACATATCCTTTTCCTATACTTAAAATAATACTTATTGCATGTAATAAAGTTGTTGCTATTTATACCAAAATTTGTATTACTACGCATTCCTAGCACTTTGTGCTATAGATGATCTGGTTTTATCACCTGCTTTGATAGCGGTTTGTACAGCATCTAACTTTGTAGCTACAAGGGTTAATGCATCAAGTTGTTTTTGAGAATTAGCACTAAACTCTTGTTGCATCTTCTCTGTGTTTGCATCTTTAACTGGTAATATATCTACACCCGGAATAAACTTATTAAACTGCAATCCTGGACCTGATATGCTATCAAACTTATTAACTTTTAATTTATTAAAGTATTCATCAAGTTTGTCCCATGTTTTATCGTCTTGTAAATTTTGATTACTACCTTTCCACACTTTCTTAAACTCAGTAATTTCTACATCAG